GTAACAAGAGGAAACCATGAAAGATCACACACTACACTTCTTTATGCTATTCACATTTATAATATTTGTGTATGCATCAGTTATACAAGGGACAGCACATGGAAAGGAGGCGATCAAGTTTTCTACTGAAAAGGTACGAGCCATGTGGTACATGTGTTCTACTCAGTTTCAAATGGTAGCACCTCATATAGACCAACCAGAAAGAGTTAGGTTATGTGATTGCTATGTGGATCACATGAGAACTACATTTACTCCTGCACAAGTACTAGCACTAACTTCAGAACAGTCTAAAGAACTTGGTATGAAGATGAATATCATTTGTCCAACTCAAGCACCACTTACTTTAAAGGAAGCTACATAATGGGAATATCAAGTAAGAATTTTAGTGATAAAGAACTCTCCTGTTCTCATTGTGGAGAGAATAAGATGACTCAGGAAACTGTGGATGCCTTACAAGGACTTAGAGATGCTATGAAGAAGCCTCTGAAGCTCTCAAGTTCGTATCGCTGCTCTGTTCATAATCAGAATGTAAGTTCTAGTGGCCCAAATGGGCCGCATACTACTGGAAAAGCAATAGATATAGCCTGTTCTGGAAAATTAGCTCATGAAATCCTAAGCTTTGCAATGATACGTTCTAATACTTGGAAAGGAGTTGGAATTAGCCAGAAAGGAAAACATAAATCCAGGTTCATACATTTGGACACAATCGAAGCAGACAACAGACCTTGGATATGGAGTTATTAAAGATTAGTTTAGTATCAATTGTAGTACTGTTATTTACTTCCTGTTCAACTTTAAATAAACTAGGTTACTGGGAGAGTAGTTACACTAAGAGTGTGTCATTCTGGCAATGTGTAGAAATCTTTTCACCTCATACAAATAAGGAGTGTTAAATGGATAGTATACGGCCCGGCCCTATTTCTTTTCAATGTTTTACACCTGAACAAGTAAAAGAAATAAACAAAGAAATTAAGACGCAAGAATTAAAAAAACAAGATCCAGCTTCCTCTTCACGGAACGCAACTAAAATAGGAGAATTTTCTCATGTTCCATGTTGGCCATTAATGGGAATATTACATCCATTTTTATATCAATGTCAACAAGCAAATAGGACTATTTTTGGTTATGATATATATTGGGATTTTCATTTAGAAGCACTTAATTATAATGTATATGGAATAGAAGGCGAATATGGATGGCACATAGATGCAGCCCAGACAATGCGGCCTAGTGACCTGAAACTTACTTGTCTTCTTAATTTATCTGAAGAACCTTATGAGGGTGGTGAATTTTGGGCGGGAAACACATTCGAGCAAATCCCATTTGATTCGGGTATGGGATTGGTATTAAATTCTCTGTTAATACATAAAGTAACTCCTGTCACTAAAGGAGAAAGAATAACATTAACTTATTGGGGGGAAGGCCCTTGCTGGAGATAAAATATGTCCTACAGTACAAAGGTAATGGAACACTATGAAAGACCGAATAATGTTGGTAGTATGGATGATGCTAGTAGTTCTGTCGGTACTGGGCTTGTGGGCGCTCCAGAATGTGGTGATGTAATGAAACTTCAGATTGAAGTAAAGGATAATAAGATAATAGATGCAAAGTTTAAAACATTTGGATGTGGTTCTGCAATCGCTTCTTCATCATTGGCAACAGAATGGGTCAAAGGTAAGTCTTTGGATGAAGCTCAATCTATTAAAAATACTGATATTGTTAAAGAGCTATCCCTTCCTCCAGTTAAGATTCATTGTTCTGTTCTTGCAGAAGATGCTATCAAAGCTGCAATCTCTGACTATAGGAGTAAATATGTGTAAATGTAAAGACTGTAATTGTAAACCTTGTACTTGTAAATAAGGAGTAAGATGAATAAAGAGAATCAAGGGAAAAATAAAAAAGCTATTGATGCCTTACAGATTGAAATAGATAAACTTATTCCTGAAGGTGTGAAGAATAGGACTATGCAGATCAGGACTGATAATATGTCTATTTACAAAAAAGATGCTAATAAATTCTTTGAGGTTTTTAAAAAGCAATTAGAGTTATATAGAAATTCTTTAAAGATAAAAAAGGGGAAAAAGAAAGATGGAGAATAATAAACTTAATAATTTATATGATGCAGTAGCAGATGAGTTACTAGCTAAGATACAATCAGGTGAAGCTAAACCCGCAGACCTGGCAGTAGCAGTAAAGTTCCTAAAGGATAACGATATAACTGCAATACCTATTAATGATAATGCCCTACAACAATTAATGGAAAGTATGCCTTTTCCAAGTGATAAAGATATATCAACAGGTAAAACCTCTTTAACAAATTAAAGCATGAAGAAAAAGAAATTAGTATCTAGACCACAAGATCAGATATTAGAGGGAGGTAGTTCGGGTGGAGGATTAGCCTCACTAAAAGGCTTTACAGGAGGTAAAAAGGAACTGTTCAAGTCCACAGTAAAGAAAGCAAGAACTGCTACTGTTGCTACTGCTGTTGCTAGTAAGGCCGTAGATGAGTGGGAAGAATTAAATTCTTTGATATTTGAAAAGCCTTATAATGATGCCCTTGAAAGAGTACGTTGGGGAAGAGGTAATCTAATGACTCACAGAAATAGACCTGAGAAATTTGCTAATGGTGAGATAATGCCTCAACCTCAAAGGTTTTATCATGGTTCTCCTACGTTTGTTAAAATAGATGGTAAAAGACAATTCTCTGAGTGGCAACCAAATAATGCTGGAAAACCATATGAATCTAGAGATAAAGGATATTATGGAAGTGGTAGTAGTTTTTCCTCTGATCCTAATGATGCAGTAATATACAAAAATAGTAAAGACGAACAATGGAATGAGATCAGGCCTACTGAGATACAATCAATTAGAGATGCCAATGGTGGTTTATATGAACCTGAAATAGTAGAGGTATACTTAGCACCTGAATCACCATTACATATAGCTGTGTATGGATGGGAGTTGGGATGGATCAGAGATCCTAAAGATTATGAAAATATAATAGCCGCTACTCAAAGAATAATACTGAGAGAGACAAAGAATCTTCCAAAAAAAGAAGCAGATGAATTAGTAACTTCTTTTCATCGTAAAGTAATTGATATACAAATGAATGCTAGAGATCTGATAACTCAACAAACTGTCGTTGGAGAAGGTGGGAACTTTGGCCTTGAATCAAGAGATCCCACACAACTACTACCAGGTCAAAAACCTTACTTTCCAGAAGAAACATGGAGATGGCAAAATAGACATCCTACACGTAGAGGTGAATTGAATATGGAAGAGTTATCATCTTTCATACAGTCAGGTGATTTCACAGAAATAGCAAGAGAGGGTGGTTACTCAGCATCTTTAATTCAATATCATGCAGATAGTACTAAAGCTAAAGAAAGTGGAATACCTGAACAGGAATTCAATCCTGAAGCCTATCATGAAGTAATTATTTATGGTCCAAAACAAATTAAAGGAGTAAAAAACAGAGGTACATATGATGATTCGGAGAACCTAAATACACAGTATTCACCTACTAAATCTACTAAAGTAGCCTAAATAGTTAAAGTATTGATTTTATTATACATGTCTAATTAACTCCCCTTATAGTTATGGGGAGGGTTAAACATATATAAAAGGTAAACGTGAAATCAATATTTATTATTATCTCAATACTTATACTACCTATTACTATATATGCTACTAAGGTTACCGATGTAAAAGTCTGTAAACGAGTAGAAGGTTGTAGACTGATCTTTAGTTCTGAGACAATGGAAACATATTGTCCAACATGTGTGAAAGAATCAATTATTATCTCTCCTTTAGCTAAACCAAAGAGGGTAAACAGAGGTGCATCTTCATCATCCGGTCAGTTTGATTGGATAAAATGGATAACTAAAGATTATTTAAAATATATACTTTGATTAATGGATAATAAACTAAAAGATTTCAGAAACTTCTTATTTATCTGTTGGAAACACTTACATTTACCTGATCCTACCCCAGTTCAATACGATATTGCTACATTTCTACAAAATAAACCTAAACGTGGAGTCATTGAGGCATTCCGTGGAGTAGGTAAGAGTTATATCACTTCTGCATTCGTCTGTCATACACTTCTTCTTGATCCAGAATTAAAAGTTCTAGTGGTATCAGCATCAAAAGTTAGATCTGATGACTTCTCCACCTTTACACAACGACTTATACACGAAATACCTATTCTTCAACATCTGAGATCAAGGGAAGGTCAAAGACAGTCTAAGGTAGCATTCGATGTAGGGCCAGCATTAGCTTCACATTCCCCGTCAGTGAAAAGTGTAGGTATAACTGGTCAGTTGGCAGGTAGTAGAGCAGATCTTATCGTGGCAGACGATGTGGAGGTTCCTAATAACTCTATGACTCAATCAATGAGAGATAAGTTATCGGAAGCAGTTAAAGAATTTGATGCTATTCTTAAACCTGAAGGGTCAATTATCTATCTTGGTACTCCTCAAACTGAGATGTCTCTGTATGAAACTCTTCCAGAGAGAGGTTACTCAGTAAGAATATGGCCTTCTAGGTTTCCTACGGATGAACAAAAGGTGAGATATGGTGATAAGTTAGCTCCATTCATTATGAAATCAAATAAAATAGGTGATCCTACTGATCCATTACGATTTGATGATGAGGACTTAACAGAAAGAGAGTTATCATATGGTAGATCTGGATTCAACTTACAGTTTCAACTAGATACTTCACTTAGTGATGCTGATAAGTATCCTTTAAAATTGAATGACTTGATTGTAATGTCTCTGGATGGAGATAAAGCACCTGAGAAACCTGTGTGGTCAAGAGATCCTGAAAATAAACTTACTGAACTTCCAAATGTAGGTCTTCCTGGTGATGGTTACTATTCTCCACAGACAAAGATAGGAGAATGGTTAGAATATACAGGTAGTGTACTATCTGTCGACCCAAGTGGAAGAGGTAAAGATGAAACTGGGTATGCGGTAGTGAAGATGCTGAATGGTATTCTCTATGTGACAGAATGTGGAGGACTACAGGGTG